CACATACGTCAAAGTTTCAAGGTCCAGTACGAAGCAGGTCGCGAAGAGATGAAATTCAAGCTCAGACGCGCCATGTGGGTATCCGCTATCGAGAACAACGCAATTGCGATGCAGATATTTCTTTCTAAGAACTACCTAGGCATGAGTGATAAGACAGCAGTAGACATGACAGGCAACCTGCAAACCGTGCTGCAACAGTGTGGTTTCGAGGAAAATCCGATTGATAAAGCAAATAGTGAACAGGCAAAAGCTCTGGAAGATCTTGGGGTACGACCCGACTCCACAGCAGTTGGCAGTTCATAACAGTACAGCTCGATTTCGCGTCTGTTTAATGGGCAGACGATCTGGAAAATCTTACATGGCAGCGCACGAGATACTGCCATGGTTGCTCACGCCTAATACGCGTGGTTGGATAGTCGGACCAAACTACTCACTAGCCAATAAGATCGCTCGTGAGGTAAAGCGCATTGTAATGACTGAACTACGCTTACCGCTGGAATCCAAGAAAGAGATATCTGGTGATCTATATTACATGAAGTTGGCGGGACTGAACAGCGAGGTATCGGTCAAGTCAGCGGAAAACCAAGATAGTTTGATCGGTGAGGGTGTTGACTGGCTTTGTATTGATGAAGCCGCGCTTATAACGAGGAACGTATTCGAGATGTACCTGCGCCCAACGCTGGCTGATAAGCAAGGATGGGCCATGTTCACGAGTACACCGCGTGGATTCAACTTCTTGCATAGTTTATATGAGTTTGGAAAGAGTGATAAGCATCCAGATTGGGAGTCGTGGCGTTTTCCTAGTACTCTATCGCCCTATTTCAAGGATGATCACGAAGAATTAAAGCGCACACTGACCAAAGAGACCTATCTCCAAGAAATTTTATGCGAATTCCAGTCATACGCAGGTAAAGTGTTCCCACTGGACCGCACCACGCAGATACGTGAGGATGTAAAGTATGACCCATCCAAACCAGTATATGTCGGTTTGGATTTTGGTTATCGTCATGCTCACGCTAATATTGTTCAATTGCACAATAGGGAAAAGAATTTTGCTGATGTACATCAAATAGATGAGGTCAGCCTACAAAACACACGCACAGAGGAGTTTGCCAACAAGATAAGGTCACTTGGTTACGAGTATACTGGTATCTGGGGTGACCCAGCGGGCAGTGGTACGAATTTGCAGTCAGGTATTAGTGACATTCAGGTATTTGCGAATCAAGGACTGCGTGTCAACATCAAACGCGATGCGGTGACCAGGAATGTAGTATCTGGTGTCTCACATGTACGTAGATGGTTCGAGGACGCAAATGGCGATCCTCACTTGTTCATTCATCCAAAGTGCGAGAAGAGCATCGAAGCGTATGAGAATTATCACTATCCAGAACACCGTGAGGACCAAACCTTACGTCATGAACCCAAAAAGGATGGTAAGTTCGATCACGCGTGTGATGCTTTACGTTTTCTGTTGACAAACTTATTCCCAATGAAAAACCGACACGCTGGTGTCATCGATTTCTTTTAAAGGTAGATATGCTTACAATTCAAGATCAATCTGAAGGCGCAATAATTGGCGCATTACAAAAACAGTTAAAATACATCGAGGATGAGCGTACTCGCGAGCGGGATTATTTGATGGACTTCTACGAAGGCATCAATCTAGACCACTATGTGAGCGATTACTTTGGCCCAGAGACTCTGCGTCAGACGGTCATCCCACAAAATAACCTCACTAGACGAGTCTGTAGTCTTCGTTCGATGACCTACAAACGACCACCACGTCTGCGTACGAGCGAGACCTACCTATCTATCATAGATAAGCATGGTCTCAATGCACAACGCAGAATGCTAGAGCGTTTGACATTTTTACTTGGTACGATGGCATTTAGAAGTAAGTGGAATGAGGTCACACAAAAATTAGAATATGAGATCCTATCTCATTTTACGCCTTTATTCTTAGCGGGCGATTCAAGAGATAAGCCAATTGGGGTCATGTACCCAATTGAGAACCAAGGCAATGCACGAGGTGACGTGGTACACGCGGTATGGACCGAAGAACGCTATGGTGTACCAGGTAGACACTTCCTTGTTGATGAAAATGGTAAGGTCATTAGTGTAAATGATAATGATCTTAACCCATATGGTATGTTGCCAGTGACCTTTTGCCATCGTTACCCGCCAATACGCGACTACCACGTAGGCAACGCAATGGACGTTGCACAAACAGACCTTGCAGTGAATGTTGCGCTTCTTGAGCTAAATCTTGCTATAAAATATGGCTGTTTAGGCATTAAATATATTTCTGGAGTCGATGACCCTTCCCGCATATCAATAGGAACAGATAAGATCCTATATCTCCCAGAGCAGGCTAATTTTGGCGTTACCTCTAGTGGTGGTAACCTAAATCAGATCATAGACTCTACTAGATTCTTAGTAGAGACCACACTCAATAACAACCACATCCGCGCAAAATACGCTAGAGATGACTCAGGCAACGCACCAAGCGCAGCGAGTTTGACCATTGTGGAAGCTGAAAACGTAGATGAACGCTCTGCAATGACCGAGGACACATGGAGACCTTGGGAACAGCGCAGATTTCAAGTAGATAAGCGGATCATTGAGATCGAAGCTAATGTGAACGTAGGTGATGAATATAGTGTGGATTTCCTAGAGCCAAACTATGCATTGACCCCAGAAGCAGAGATCATGCTCTGGAGTTGGAGATTTGATAGGCAACTTAGTACACCTATGGATTGGTTTGATTATCACAATCCTGACGCTGGACCAGCAGACCGAGCTAGGTTTGAGGCACAGCAGAATGAAGCCGTAGAAGAAGATGCGCCACAGAACAGATTACTGAATATTTTGAATGCCAACAATAGACCAAGCAGTTAGTTCATATGAGAACAGTATTGAAGATGCCATCAATGGGTTCCAACAGGATGTTGAGGAACTTGAGGAAGAAGGTCTCTCTACAATTGAGATACTGGGAATTATCGCTGCAATTGACTTTACGTCCTATTTTGTTGAAAACCTACGCTTCTCTACCGCCATCAACTCCTTCATGGCTACAACTGAGGATATTCTTGTTGATCTGCCGAGTTTTGGGCGTACGACCGAGATACAACTCGTGGCTTTACAAACTCTCCAACGCCAAGGCATACAAGGCGTGACCAGACAAGTGAGCAATGTAATGCAGAACGCAATGGTGGCTGGTATCCATAATGGACTGAAGGGCGATGCACTTAAAAATGTAATGCGCACTGCGGTTCGCACAAACATCCCACGAGTAGAGAACGTGGTTGGCACTATGTTAGGAGATTATCGTAGATCGGTCATGGGCGCGATGGCTATGGACCTACCAGAAAGTACAGAGTATGAATATGTCGGGCCTGACGATGATAGGACTCGTCCAATATGTAGAACATATCTATCTAGTGATCCACTGACCATCGATGAGATACGTCAGGTCAAAGCAGACGGTTTTGAGCATGGTGGTGGCGTGAATTGCAGGCACTACTGGAGTCCTATTGATGTTTAAATTACAAGATATATTAAAATTCAAAGAATCTGATGTAAAGAAGATGGCTAAGAATACGGTTGACCGCACAAAGAGACAGATTGCTAGTGGAAAAGATTTTCAAGGCAAGCCATTCAAAGATTATTCTAATCGTTATGCAAATCGCAAGAAAGGTGGACAGAAACAACCAGTGACCTTAAAAGATACTGGCAAAATGCTGAATGCCTTTGATGTACAGCGCACCACGGTCAAAAAGAATCAAGAAATACAATTTCTATACGGTATCAAGAAGAATAAGCAAGGAACTAAATTATTTGATCATAACGAAGGCAAGAATCGAATGCCAAAGCGTTCCATTGCTGAGAATCAAGAATTAGGCGATAAAGTAGAAGAAGGTATCGTCAGAGACTTCGCCAATATAATTGGCAAGAACCTATCACGCATGAGCAAGACACGCGAAATAATCAACATATAGGAGGACAGCATGTCCGAAGAACAAACACCAGTTGCACAGTCAGTGCCTGAGCCTACAGTTGACCCTGTAGGACCAGAACAAACCCAAGAACAGGATCACCAGCAACTCGAAGTTGGTAATCTGATAGCGGAGTCGAAGAAGTATCGTGGTCGCGCACAAAGTGCCGAGCAGGAGCTTTCTAAACTCCGCAAAGAGATCGAGGATACTCGAATATCTCAAATGGAAGAGCAAGAGCAATGGAAGAATCTTGCCGAGGAACGTGGAACAAAACTCGCGGAACTCGAACCCATTATCGAATCAGCCATGAAGCAGGAAGCATCGCTTCGCGCTGAACTTCTAAGTGAGATACCAGAGGAAGAGCATGCTACATTCGGAGAGTTACCTTTGGAAGCATTGCGTGCTGTCGTAAAGAAACTTAAAACACAACGCGTGGCGGTTTCCAGCGCACCATCTGCGCCAGTCAATGATAGTAATGTTGATTTAAAGAAGATAAAAGACTCTGACAGGCGTATGAATTGGAGCAATATTCTGGAATCCTATAAGCGCAAATCCACTTAAAAAAGGAATTAGAAAATGGCAGATGGTAACGTAACAACCACCACCGCGGCCAAGTTCATCCCTGAGTTATGGCGTGACGCTATACTAGACTATGCAGAACGTAAATTCGTACTGCGTAATCAGGTGATGGACTTCTCATCCGAGATGCCTTCTGGAGATACTTTGCATATCCCCAAAGTCACTGAGGAAACGGCTGCTTCAAAAGGAGCAGGTACTGCGGTAACTTACACAAACAACACTGATGGTGAGGTCACCATTGCTGTTGATCAACATCATTACGAAGCGAAAAGAATAGACGATATAGTCCGCGTCCAAGAGTCAGCAAACCTCTTTGGAGCGTATGCCCAATCTATGGGTTATGCTCTTGCAAAGAAGGTTGAGAACTACTTGGCAGTGGACGTACTTCAGTCCGCAACTGGTAATGATGTCACACTTGGAACTGACAATCAAGTCACTTCTGCTCTACTACGTAGTGGCTTGCAGAAGTTATTGGATGCTGGTCACGACTATGCAGATGGTGAAACATTCTTATATGCTTCTCCTGCTGCGTACATGTACCTCTTGAGTTTGCAGGATTTCTATGATTCATCTCGCAGAGGTGATGGGCAGAATCCTAATGTCTCAGGTGGCGTGGGTCAGATCTACGGTATGCCAACATACATCTCAACCGATTGGGATGATGATGGTGGTACTGGTGATGAAAGTGCAACTGTCTTTAAACGAGAAGCAGTGTACATGGCTATGCAG